GTGGCTAACTACCGGATGCGCAACCCCGTTGCCAGTAGCTGTCCAGTGTCCGGAAATGGCCCCGGTCAGCAAGTGGATGATGGAGCCAAGCAAGAACGCGTACTTGACGAACCCTTTATCGCAGAGTGCGCCACTGACGCCAGCAAAGTTGCTGCCTTCCAGGAGTATTGCTCTCTCAACCATTGCCCGGTGAAGGAATGACGGGGTTACAGCGCTCTCCAAACCCCTGACCCCCGAAATTCTCCCCCGGTCTGTTTCTTGAATTTCTCCACCATTCCTTGATTGGCCAACTTCACCAAGGCTCGATTGGTGGTGGACTCCCCCTGATTGGCCAGGGCTGCTGCCTCTTTTGCTGTGAAAGTGCCTAGAATTTTGGCGGCCTGTAAAATTCTCTCAGTGGCCATCCCGTAATTAGGGCTGTTACGGCCTTTCAACTCCGTGGCAGCGGCGCTGGGGTTGCCCTCCCTCATCGGGTGCGGGTTGCCGTACAGCAAAAATGCTAACTCACTCATTTTACGTCCTTTCTTCTGGCTATTCCAGCGATGCTGGCTTCGAGTGTTGCAATTTCTGCGCGCAGAAATTCGGCGTACAACTTCTTTAGCCGGGCACAATCAGCGCACGGCGCTGGCGGCTGCGAGGCAGCGGGTAACGAAGTCCACGTGCTGACCGAACGGCGTTTCAACACCGTCGCCGGGTGGCATGGCCCATTCGATACGAACAGCCTTCTCGATCAGTTCTTTGCTCATGGCCAATAGCTCCCAATGATTGCCGCCAGAAACGCCGCGACAGCCCAGAACGCGGCTTGTGCCTTGGTCGGCATGCCGTTATCTGCTCCGTCATAGAACGGCACCTCAGGGTGCGGGTCTTTGTTGACGAATTTGGTGAACCTCTTCATTGATACTTCTCCTTCTCCAAAATATTGACAATGAGGGTCGCGTAGCCAGCGATGTCTTGCCAAGTGTCCGACTTGTTCGGGTTTCCGCAAGCAATCCGCGAAAGTTTCGTGCAAATCATATCGACAGATTCCTGCTGGGCGAAATTCAAGGAGGACGTGCCAGTATTCATTACGTTTTTCAGGTTTTGCGCAACGCGGGACATGTACTCATAATCACCGTAATCGCCGCCCCTGTTTTCTAGTACTTCTTCAGTTGTTGCCATAACACCTCCCTGGTCGTTTGATTATGCTCAAAAATTGTGCTGCCGGTATCTCTCCCTGCCAGATCGCCGCAGCATGTCTTAGCGCGTTTTCCTGATGAGGCTCGGCTCGGAGGCTGGCGGCGGCGGACCCCGGCACGATGATAAAAAGGTCGTCATACTGTATCAAAAACAGCGGGTATCCGCCAGCCTTAATCCGTTCTTCGAACCATATTTTCTGTGCGGCCCGCACTTCAATTTCCGGCCCGCACTTCAACTCCAACCAACCGTCTACCCCGCAATAGCAATAATTCAGATCGGGGATTCCGATTGCTGTGTCGTGGCTCTCAACCCACGATATGTGGAGGCGGGTATCCTTCATTGACGCGACGACACGTTTCACGGTCTGCCGCAAGGCGCGTTCTTTCTTCGATAGCATCGCTGCTCCTGAATCTGATATATGCTAATGTCCTGACCGCCGCCGTCCGCAGGTCTTCGGATGCCTCGTCGAGGTAGGTCCGTAACCTCTCGTCGACCTCTACCACAGCCGATCTGCCACGGGTGCCCGTCGCATGCTCGGTTATGAAAATAAGGTTCTCTATCAAGTCAGCAGCTTTTATTATCCTGGCCACTTTATCGATGGGGGCTTGCTCTCCAATATGGTCGTCCTGGTAATTGTCTGGATCGAACCCCGCTGCCTTCATGCCGCGCTTGGTGGGAGTGGGGATGTCGCCAGTGTAGGACTCTTTGACGTCGTGGATCAGCGCGAAGTAGCAAACAGTCTTCTCGTCGATGCCAGGGACGTTGAACATCCTCTTACGGATTTCCATGGCGATCATCGCCACCCCGAAACTATGGCTGGCGACGGTACTTTCCCTGTCAGTGCCAACCATAGTCCAGCGCTTGACGTACTGACAGTCCATAAGGACGTCAATTGGCGTTTTCATGTTTCAAAGCCCCCTTCTGGGATTTCCATTCTCTGGTCATGTTGATTTTCATTTTCTTGTCGAATTCCGCTTCCAGGTCTATTTCGAGCAGGTAAGCAACATCAACGAGAAGGATCAAAATGTCAGCACACTCTTGGCCAGCATCGCCGTCTTTCATGTAAATAGAGTGTTGCAACTCGGCCACTTCTTCGGCCAATTTGATCGCCGTGTTCATCGGGTCCCTGAACCGGTCCGGCAATAGCGGACTGATCCAGTCGACCACGATTTTAGCCATCGTGTCGACTGATTTCATTTTAGTTTACCTCGGCAATATCAGCTGGGAGGGGGCCGCTGCCGATATAGCCAACGCCCCCGCAACCAATCTCTGCGGCCACATCGTCAATAACGTCTACGGCAACCATGCTAGCCGCCTCATTGTACTGCGCAAAGTTCAGGAACACCGCCGTAGGGTGTGTCATGATCATCGCTTCGCGAATTTGCAAAGCCGAAAAGCTGGCTACGCGGCGAATTCGTTGGGTGACTGTGGTCAGTTCAGGCTCGACGCCAAGAGCCTCGAACGTGGTTTCGATCTGATCGTCGTACCATTCGCCGCTGAATCCGTCTGTAGTATTGCCGACGCGGATCGGGTGAACGCGCGCACAGCCGAACGTGTCGCGAAGCCACGCAATCGGCAAATTCGCGTCAGCCAGAACCCGACCAACGGTGCAATCACGGCTGGTGCAATAGGGATAAAACCCGCTGCTCAAGCCCAGCGAATAGCCCTGGCTACCTTCAACAAGAATGCTGCTCTTGTTGCCCATTATTTCGAGCCATTCGGTCTGATTGACGACCCGTACCGGGCCAAATTGGCCTGGGCCAGATTCAAGGGCTACCGACCAATCCTTAGCTATTGCCTTCGGCAGGCGGCGAATCTTGTCGATCAAGGCTTCGGCGCTGCCCTGCATGGTGCTGGAAATCCGGCTGAGCGTCGATGCCTCGGTCGTCTTGTGAATGTCCTGCGCAACACACGCCGCCTCGTGAATGATTAGCACCAAGTCGCTGCGGTATTCGCAAACGGCTTTCCACTCGTCCATCAAACGGTTGATGTAGAAAACTGCGCCGGGGCCGATGCCGATTACCTTGAGTTCGCTGCCAAAGATGGCAGATGGCAGCACCTTGTGAATAAATTTTTCGCCGGTATCGGGCGAGTACGCCGTATGGCCGGCATTGGGGGCGTTACAGCTAATGACCGCCTCGTATCCCTTTTTGACCCCCAGATATCCGGACAGCAACCCCTTGCCGGTGCTGCCGAATTGAAGGTCAACCAGTACATCAATCTTGCGTTCCATTTTTGGTTCTCCAGTTTAGCGGCGAGGACATCCCCACCACAGATTCTATTATACCACGCCCGGCACGTTCTGTCTATACCGCTCGTCGGATCAGGACGTGCCCTGCTTCGCTTCTGCGTTCTTGTGCAATTCTTCGACTGGCGGGACCAGCAACAGACGCCCGGTGTCAGAGAAGCCGTATGCAAGTATGTTGGAGGAAAATACCGGCAGCGACAATACGTCCGCTACTGTTATGCGCACTTCCTTACACCACGCCCTATACTCGGCAAACAATTCGTACTTGAGCACTTTGCTAGGCCAATCCACGACATCGCCCACCATGTGCTCGGAGTCCAGGGTATCGAAACCCCCGCGCTGGATGCACTCGGAAATGAACTGCAACAAACTATCGTGCCTGTGGCTTAGTCTTCGTTGATCCAGCAGCCCTGCTGTGACCGGGGCCATTCGCAGGTTACTAGTTATCTTTCTGGCCTGTAGCAGGTGCAGCAGAGCGCCCAGCCCACCATTTTCTATCTCGTTCCACATGGCGTCGAAGTATGATTTATTCCCGGCCATGGCTTTGTTGCAATTCAGCACCATCCAGCGTCTGGATTGCGGTCCTGCCGGAATTATCCATTCCTCATTAGACGCTATTATCACGTGGGCCAAGTTGTCTATTTCAATGCTATCGATGCCTTTGGCTTCCTTGGTGACCCTTCGCTCTGATACCAACCCCTTAAGGATGTTTGCTGCTTTGCGGTCCCCCGGCCACAGCACCTCGTCCGCAAACACTACTACGCTGTCGCTGGTCAGGCTGTTAAATCTGGTGGTCAATCGTTCAGCGTCGATCAGGTGGGTGTAATGTCTGCCAAACAGACGGCCAAATGTGTCAGCCCATACGCCTTTGCCGCACCCTTCTACTCCTCGCAACACGATGCACGTTCCCTTTATGTCCCGACTGTTTTGTACGGCGTCTGCCATCCAGTCCAGCATCCACTCGTAAATCCCTCTCTCTCCGTCGCATATTACGTCCCTCATGTGTGTAAGGTAAAGTTCGCAAGAAGCGGTCGGGTCCGGAGTGGCTCCCCAGCCGTTCCACATGTTTAGCGTCCCTGCGGGTTCGTCCCCTTGGGGGTGTATGGCTATGTCGTAATACTCCCTGCGGTGCTCTGATGCTATCCATATCTCGCTCATGGCTTTTTCGATGTAGCCTGATCGGGTCGGCATTTGAATTTTGATGTTCGCGGCCATCGTGGAGAATGACTGAACGCTCAGGAATCCGACTTTCTCTCCGTTGGCGTTCTTGTCGAAGGTGGCTATTACTGCGCTCTTCGATATTCTGACCAGAGCGAACTGCTTATTCATCTGCAACACGCGTTCTTCTACTTCTGCGTCCACGGATGGGTTGGACATATCGCCCGGCAGCGGTCGCCACCCTGCTTCCTTGGCCATGAACAGCAGAGTTCCGAACCCAACCCTGCCATCTTCATCAAATGATTTCCACCGGAATCCACATTCCCCCATTTTCCGTCTGGCCCCACCAGATGACCACTCGTCCCAAATCTCCAAGCCGTCATCGCCACAGGATGATTTTAGGGCCATGCCCACCCGCACCCAATCCTCATAGGACAGAGAATCTGGGTCAATCACCATCAACATTCGGTTGATTTGCGAGGTCGGCACTTCCGTTTTGACGTCTTCGGTTTTGCGCTTTTCTGACCACGGCTGGCCTAAGGCAGAGGACACC